TAAGTGACAGGTGCTTTCAAAGTTCTCACACGTTACACCAACAGAAGCAAACACCCATGCTGATGCCTGATCTCTTTGAAGGGCAGTCTCATTAGTTTCATTAGGTTCTTTTGGCTTACTCATGTCAAGAAGAGCCTGAAGTATAATAGCTAGATTAAGAGTTCTATCAGGGTCTTTCTGTGTCAGATCGTAGAGGCTATCGAAGTCGAGAATGTCACTCATCTTCTACCTCCTGAACAGGGCGATAAAATTTCCCGCCCACATAGTTATTGTAGTAGGCGGGTTCATCTGTTCCCTCTAACTTTGCTGTAAGAACTTTATAGATCATTTGAAAATAACACTCATAGTATCGGAGGCTCCTTTTATTTTTGTACTCACCGACAACCTGAAACCTGAAATGTTTCTTGCCGATCTTTTTTATGTCTTCGTTAAGATATTTACTAGAGCCTGTGTATATTCTCCAATTAGATTCTACTTTCTTACCTTTACGTGTTACATAATATTGTTTACAACCGATATAGGCTTTCTTAGTTTTCTTATTTGTTATTCTATAAACAAAGCCAAAGTTATTCTTTTTGTCAAACTCTTTATGATACTCCCAATGCGTCACCAGTTAGTCACTTCCTCCACGTCAGGTTCTTTAGCCACGTTGGTAAGATACCTACGACCGTGTGCATATTTAAACACACGAATACCTTTACCTTGATTAGCATCTGCCCAACAGTCTCTCTTATAGCCACAATAAACACAACTAACAGGAAGCTTACGGTTGCCAGACTTACCATCAGGTACATCGGAATAGCACCTATCAGGTAGATTGTCCTGTGAAACCAATCCTTTAAGGTGAGAGATTCGCTGCTTCGCATTGATCATATCCATGTGATGTAGTTTGGTAAGACATATCTCTCCTGTTGATTTGTTAATAGCAAGAAAGGCTGCTTCATTAATACCATTGGCTTCTGCATAGGCAGATATCTGTGCAACGTAACCAAAGGGATCATCCTCTGCTAATTTATTATGTTTAAACTTGTCGAATCCAACGCCACTAGCAGACTTACAATCAACAACGACGCCATCAATAATACAATCCTGATGTCCGGTAACACCTTCTACCTCCACTTCCTTCTGTTGATCTTTAACTTCGTGTCCTGATATAGTAGAACACAGAAGCAAAAGTTCTTCAAGAATATAACCATACAGAAACTTGATACGTGTGGCTGGTGTTAGATCAGCCTGATCAAGCGGCTTGTTGACATCGTACCAGATGCGGCGGTCTGGCTTGCCAATGGCAGAGAGCCTGAGATTACCACGATCTTTGGGTGTGTCATATAAGAAATCTTTAATGTGAACCTTTAGCATTTCACCAAAGGTATCAATATGTTTGTCCACTTCACTCTCGTCCATGTCTATAGGATCAAGTGTGAACAGACTATATATGTCTTCAACGAGAGTGTCTATTGTTTTCATAATAAAAAGAGGGAGAGAGTAAGGACCAGAAACTCCCTCCCCCTTCCTTTCTACGCTAGGTTAAAAGGGAACAGCTTCGTTCTGCTGCACGTAACCTCCTTCAACAGGGGTAAAGTCTTCGCCCCCACCTCCAGAGTACTCAATGAAGTCAACTACCTGTACCGCTGCAAGATCAGCAGATACACCAGAATTTCCGGCGTAGTTCCATTCAAAAGGAATAGCCTTGACATTTACAGTGCTGCCGTTGGCTACCAGCTTTCCATCCCACAGGTTGTTCTGTGAGTCTTTTACGATGGGTGCCTGACGTTGCGTACCATCCTTACGCATAACTTTGCGCTTGATGGTTACAAAGTCACCACGATCATCGCCCTTATTTGCAATGGGAAGGCCAGCATCTTCAATGACTGAGCGATTGTCATCATCGACCTCAATCTGAATACTCCACACCGGATCAAACTTGGTGTTGGGTTCCGTGATGGAAGCATAGTGGCACTTGCCAGAAATGTAAATAGGATCGTTCATTCTATTCTCCTTTATAAATACCGCACCATTGCGGCCATGAGTGGGGATCATTCCCCGATGCTGTCTACTACAAAACAACAGCATACATTATACCACACGAATTTGTGGAAGTCAATAGCTTTAATGTGTTTCTGCCCAATTATTTCCAACTTTATAATCACAGTCCAGATCACACTTAAAGTTTAGTATATTCTGCGTAGCTTTCATAGCCTCCTTTGTTACCTTGGTAAAGCTATCTATGTCTGGCTTGGCTACCTCAAACTGGTACTCGTCATGTACAGAGGCCACAAGCTTGGCATCCAGACCATGCTCCCAGATCATGTGATCCATCTCTACCAGCCACTGCTTACAGACGATAGCACCGGCACCCTGAAGCAGAGTGTTAAGGGCTGCGTGTTCGTGTCGGATATGTAGCTTCCTGCCATCAAGTCCTGTGATCCTACCAGACTTAGCTGCCTCAGTCACAGTCTTTCGTAGCCTGTTCAGGGATGGCATGTTCTTCAGAAACTTTGCTATCAGTTCTTCTCCCTCTGCCCATGAGCCACCTACGACAGTTCCTATCTTGCTGGGTCCAGCACCATAGAGAAAGGCATAGATAAAAGTCTTTGCCTGATCTCTGGTCTGTAGTCCAGCAGCCTTCTGGTTCGCAGTGTGAACGTCACCTGTTAGAACTTCATTGGTAAACTTCTCGTCACCCATGTAGTGTGCAAGACATCGAAGCTCAAGGCCACTGGCATCTGTACCAACAAGCTGATGGGTATCAGGGTTAGAGATAGTCCATAGCTCACGACACTCCTTACCGTAGGGAGAGTATACAGCAGGAACCTGTGCCATGTTAGGCTTGTGGTGTGCCATGCGACCTGTGATAGTCTTTAGTGTTAGCACTCTGCCATGCACCCTGTCCTGATCACTGCACTCCTGTATCCAAGACTTGAGGAGTCCTGTTCGTTTCTGTAGAAGAAAGTAACGAGAGAACATCTGTGCCTCTGGTAGATCAATCTTGTCCAGCACCGCCTCATTGATCACTGCTCTGCCTGTCTCAGTGCGTTCAGTAAACTTTACGCCCATCTCTTCCAGACGTTCTGCAATGTGTATGCGGCTGGCAATGTTGAACTCTGTTACCTTATCCTTCAGAGGCTTGCCGGTCTTCTCTGATACTCGCTTCTCAATCTTAGCAGGAAACATATCGTGCGCTTTCTCTTCAAGTTTATACAACTCATCAGAGAGATTTGCTTCCAGTATCATTGCTCCCATGATGTCAAAGGCAAAGCCATTCTCCTGTTGCTTGTCTACAATGCTACGAACCTGACGTTCCAGATTGTAAGACCTGTCAGAAAAGTCTTTGCCTTCTTTCTCTAGAGCCATGCCTAGCTTCTGTGTTACGTTAACATCCTGCTTGCAGTACTCCAACATCTCAGGAGTGTAGTGACTGTAGTCGTTGTACTCTATTTTCTCAGAGTCTAGTCGTTTACCCCAAGCCTCAAGAGAGTGACCACCATCTCTCACAGGATTATATAGTTGAGACTCAATCAGTGTGTCTCGTATCTGATCTAACCTGATGTCAGAACCCGTGAGCCTGTTAAGAACAGGGGCGTCAAAGCTGATACCATTATGCATAATAAAAGTATCAATGCGCTTTGACCACTCCCTGAACTCACCGCACTCACCCTGCACCCACTGTCTCGTCTCTCCTGTGTCGTACTTTTTTGCTACAATGCAATGTATTTGTTTTGCATTAATACTATCTGTCTCAATGTCCACCACTGCTTTCATTTTTCATATCCACTAAGTATGCATCTGAGGTTGGTATGTGAAAGAACTTCTCACCCTTCCTGATGTTACGATTAGAAACTTCTTTAACTTCACAGTCCAGAAGTGTATGACCATCAACATGCCAAGCCTTTGTGCAGTCATGATTGAAGACCACAAAAGTAAGTATGTCATTATAACACTCACTCTTCCACTTGTCAAGAAGTCTTTGCTTACGATATGGAATACGTAGCTCTTTCCAACTGTCGGGCCACTCGTCAGTTTTCCAAGAGTACTTTACTTCTACCTCCCATAGAAGTCTGGGGTGACCTTCCGGCCCTGATGTGCAAACAATGTCGAAGTAAGTAGTTTCATTTGTATTAATATTACTATGATCATTCTTCAGCCATGCAACCATAGCATCCTTTGCAGCCTTGTCAGCCATATCATATAATGCTTTGTCAAACTTTTTCTTAACTGTCATTGTCATTCTCCAAGAAGGGGTTTCCAATCTCTGTCATACGTCCGGTCTGTCCATCATAGTGCAGGTAACACGCTACGCCAGTGTCTCCGGTATACCTGTTCTTTAGAATACGAATCGTGGTGGTGTTAGCTTCGATAGGATCGTCTGCCTGTTGATCACGCTCCAGTGCAACCACTGCATCAGAGAGGTGAGCGATAGAGGCAGAGCCACGCAGATGCGAAAGCGTAACTTCACGACCATTCTCATGACCGTTGTCACCCGATGGCCTACGCAGATGACTGACCAGTAGCAGGGCAATGCCTGTCTCCTCCACAAGAGAGCGAAGCTTGGTCATCAAAACATCAATAGACTTTCGTTCGTCTCCATTGTCCTCCTGACCAGACACAAGGATAGACAGGTGATCAAGGAAGACCCACTTGCAGTCCAGACCCTTTGCCATGTACCTGATACGATCAAGGATTTCATCGTTGCTGATACTACCAAAGTGATCAAAGGCAAAGAACCTGCCACTGCCAATGGTCTTCTTCTCGTACTCGTCTAACTGTTCTTGCGTGTACTCCTTGCGAATCTCCCTGATGTATAGCCTAGCATTTGCCTCAACGCTCATGATGTTGAAGGCAGTCTGCTTGGTGTTCTCCTCCATAGCAAGCACACCAATATTATCCTCGGTGTTCTGCATGATATGATACATAAGCTCACGCATGATACTAGACTTACCCATGCCAGCACCAGAGGTGAACGTGACAAGCTCTCCGGTACGCATACCATAGGTCTTGTCGTTCATTCCGCCCCACGGGTAGGGGCAGGTCTGGTTCTCAGTCTCGTCATAGAGCGAGGCACCAAGGTCGGCAAGATTGATGATACCTGCTGGCGTATAGGTACGAGAGTTCCACCATGCCTCTGTGAACTTCTGCCTCTGTCCTGTCTTGAGATACTCATTGGCATCCTTCAGTTCGAGGTCAACGATCTTACACTTGTTAGGCTCAAACAGCTTGGCTACTTCCTGCGCTGCCTTCTTACCCGGCTCATCATTGTCAAAGCAAAGAACCACAGTATCGAACTTACTGAGGTAGCGGAGTGCTTGCTTGCAGTTCTTCAGTGCTGACGCTGCGCCATTCTTCAGGGAAACAGAAGGCCATTTGGAACCCATTAACTCATAGGCACTCATGGCATCC